GTGCACATCTTGACTTGCACACCCGCCGACTGGCATTCAGCGACGGCTTGAGTCACTCCTGGCCGCAGAGGGTCTTCGATAGCAGTGATGGCGAGCAAGGTTAGCTCCTTGTTGAGCTCCTCAAAGTCGAGGCTGTACTCGGTGGCGATGCGCATCACAAACTGGCGGTCGCGCTCAGCAACCAGAGCGTTGACGGCGTCAGCGAACGAGGCCATTTGTTTTTTGGTTGGTTGTTGAGATACTGGAGCGTTTAAGTAGCTCTCACAACACACGATTTTCGCTCGTGTGTTGAGGGAGGCTGTTGTTTTTTGGGTGCTTTAACCTTAGATTGTCTGACTCTTGGCCAGGACAAGACACTTTTTTTAAGAACTGAAGACCCCTTCCCGGACCCATGCATTACATACGTATTTCGTGCCAGAGGATATGGGTAGACCCGCGTGAAGGGCTTTAGGGTGGCATTTAGGCTCGTCACTCGCCAAGGGCTTGAAGAATATAGCCGAGCCAGGGGGTGCTTTCATTTTCACATCCCCGTGGTCAGGGAAATGAGTCTCGCCATCTGTGAATTCGTCATTTAAATACACGAGCAGAGTTCCTATACGCTGTCCACCACGTGATTCAAAACTTTTACATGCGTCCGAGTCATCACAGCAAGAATCATGGTGGGCCCTGTAGTACGTGCCAGGTTTGTACCGGACAACTTGTAGGTCTTCACAGCATCCTATATGTTTACCAGTGAGTTCACACGCCTTATTGAAAACTTTTTGAGCCACTGGATCATCCTTGGGTATCCACGCCGTCTCACTGGTTCGTGACTCATCAACGCCTTCCGTGCCTACAACCGTGCTTCTTGAAAACAATGAATTAGCCTTTTCAATTATATATTTACAGTCATCCTTAGACAATACAGAGTCTATGATAACTGGAGGGTCCCATGGATTTGTTTTTTCCGTGAACCCACGTCCGCCTTTACTCCACGTGACTATCAACCACGTCATGAGAATTAATACAGCTACTAGTACAAAGTAGATCCACATCTATTATTAAGTTCATTTAATTTTTTTCAGAGACTTATTCACCGCTACCGCACTTCTTCTGGCACTTCTCAGATTTTTTAGATTTAAATTCACCAGCAAAGGTCCTGTCGAGTTGGCAATGGGCGCCAAGTTTTTGTAGTACGACCGTTTTGATCGTACGACCTTTATAAGTTCCTTGACCCGCTCAGTGTTCTTCTGACCCTTTTCTTTGGCGTCTCCTATTAACGGATTTCGTTTTGAAATTAGACCCTTGTGGATGAGAGAGCCCGTCAGAAGTGCCAAAGAGTCTTTGAACTGATACCTTAATTTTTGAATAGGAATTCCTATTCTGTAAGAAAATGGCAAATGAAGCATATCACGTGAAGCCCGAGGATAAACTGCCAAAGCTGTATCCACAAGATCGGTCACCTCGTTCTTCCCAGTGACTATTTGCCATGAAATAACCTGATAGACACGACGACCGGTGCCTGGCACCTGAAGACGTGGCGCGTCATATGCAGACCTTCTGTACCTGTTCACACGGAGTGAAGCGTTGATGCCCTTGTAATTTTTGTTCAAATATTGAATGAAGCCGTTCAGATGTTCGTACATGATCGTACGCATGGTCAGAGCGTATGTGGACACGAGCTTTTCAGACGCGAGTTTGCGCGGCACGGCAAACGTGAAATCGAAATCACTCGTCCGTCTAATTTTAGGAGGAAGATCCTTGCCTATAGCCGCAAGGTACAGACGGACACCCATACCTCCGGTACAAAATATGGTGAGTCCACCGCCATAGGGCTTGACAAGTCGATTGGTCTTTTTACAATAGTCCATAAATATACGAGGTAATGCGTATGAAAAAGACTTTCTTGATATAACCGGAGTAGGACCTTTGAGACGCTCGATTTTCTGATACGCATTGTTCAACATAATTTCGTGATGAAATGTACCCCCGTGGAACACGGACTTTTTAGCGGGAGAGTAGTATCCATCGTAACCTTCTGGAATCAGGAATTCACGCGCAAGGGCCCCGAACGTCTTTTTGTTTAACTCTTTGTAACTGAGTCGCTGACCTCTCCGAGTGTCAGTCTCCTTTGGGAGCTTCCCAGCGTCCTTGCCAAGGAGATGACGGGCGGCCGCCACCTGTTCCCCAATCGTGACTCCAGTTCCTAATACTATACGCAGGAGACCCTTTGTATCACTTGATATAGGATACTTACTCCGCAGAAGAGTCTCGATGTTTTTGTGCGTCAAGTCAAACAAGCGGAGCGTCTTTTTGACTCGGAAACCACAAGGGTTTCCATAGTTTTTCGCAGTGGGATAACTCTCTGTAAGATAAAAGAACCTCGTGTCGCGAAGGAGAACCTGACACGGCATTCCTTCGAGGCCCTTGTATAGCACTTTCCCTGGTGGGAAAATCGTCTCTGAAAAGACCATCCCTAATATTGAACTAGAAATAAATATTTACAAACCTTAAGATGGCGAACCGGTACGTGGGCCTTCTCATGAATTCCAGGACACAGGCTCATGCCTTCCACCTTACAACAAGTTCCTTCGCGGAACACAAGGCTCTACAGGCGTATTACGAGGGAATAGTCCCTCTCTTGGACGCATGGGCCGAGGCGTACATGGGCAAGTACGGTCGCCTCCGCCGCGTCAGTCTGAATAAACGGTTCATAAAAGACCCAACCAAGGCCCGTGCGTATTTCAAGAGTCTTCTGAGCCGCGTCAAGGCCATCCGCCTCCCTCGCGGCGACTCATACCTGAAGAATATTCAGGATGAAATTACGGCTCTGATTCGTTCAACCCTGTATATGCTCACCTTAAAGTAAAAGTTACCTAAAGTACCAATGGACCTTCGTCCTTTTGATGTCGTGACCGGTGATATGAAACGTTACGGCCGTGACGAGGATGGAGGTTATGTGATTTATGACGACCCTCTCGGCGCCAAACACCTCTTGGGGTATGGCGTGGACAAGGATGTTTCTTTTGAAAATCAACTTACGGAAGCTTGGGGTATCAAGGCTCATATTTTTGATCATACGATCAGCGAAGTCCCTGAAACCGGACCTAATGTCACGTATGTCAAAGAGGGTATTGGGGCAACGGACGCCGACCCTCTCTTTACTCTTGAGACTCACGTGAAACGTTTCGTCCCTGAAGGTGCTAATTTTATTCTAAAAATGGACGTCGAAGGGGCGGAGTGGGAAGTCCTAAAAAGCGCTGATCTGTCCCGCGTCAGTCAACTTATTGTAGAGTTTCACGACCTTCAGGATAACCACTGGGACGTGATCAAAAAACTAAATGAGACGTTTTACCTGGTCCATGTTCATGGAAATAACTGTCATAACCAACCATGGTTCTATATAGATCGCGTCCATGTGATGCCGAGGTACCTTGAATGTACATACGTTCGCAAAGATCTTGTAACGGTCGTGCCTAGTACACGCAAGTTTCCAACCTCAATGGATCGCCAGTGTCGGAAAGACGTCCCAGAACTTGATCTCAACTTTTGGGAACCTTGTGAGAAGCCAGTATCTTTCGTCGTCGAAGAGGGAACAGACCTGACACTACTCAAGAAGCTTATGACGGCCGAAGACGAGATAGTGACCAACACCGAGGACGCCAAGTGGCCCCGAAAGTTCAAGCTCTTCAAGAATGATATCTTTCCTTACGAAGTCATCATGAAGCTTGGAAACGTACCGGATGGTAATCTGGTATTCACGGAGGTCCATAACGGTGCACTCGTTTGTCAATCTGTTCGATATGAATTTCCTAATGAAAATTACTTCCAAGTTCCAGATAAAATTTTCAGACTAGATTAAGCTAATGAAGGTCATCGTGAGCCTAACAACTATACCCAGCCGCTTTGACAAGTTACAGACCGTTCTACCAGGTCTGTTGAATCAGACGTGTCACGAAGTCTGGCTTAATATTCCTCTGAAGTATAATCGATTCCCGAACTGGGACGGTCAACTCCCGGACCTTTCCAATTTTGGTCCGAAATTGAAAATTAACAGGGACTGTGAAGATCTCGGACCCGGCACCAAATTTATGGGTCCCGCACTTTTTCTTGACCCCGAAGACCTGATAGTCTATGTCGATGACGATACGAATTATGATTCTAAATTGGTGACCAATCTCCTCAAGTGGCATAAGACCGACTCGAAGAGCGCTTGGGGTCTGAGCGGTTTCAATTTTGAAACATATTTCAAAGGGCAGTTTCCTCGGCAACATGGGGTTCCTCTGGATGTCCTCGAGGGTTACGGGGCCGTGATTGTCAAGGCGGGATGGCTTCAAAAGGTTTTGCCCGAGTTCAAAGAGCTTCTAGAGATGACGTGGCATGATGACATGATTTTGTGCAATCTTCTTGAAAAGCACGGAATCAGTCGCAAGACGGTACTGACACCTGAATGCAATTTGGGACAGATCAATCAGTACCAGTACGGTTTCGAGGCTGACGCGCTCCATCACATCGCGGGAGATGGTGGGCACATGGCAAACAATCTCAAGATTCTAAAGGGTTTTGAAGATAAGGGCAAAAATTACTACAAATTTAAATGCTCGTAGACAGCTTCATGTTTTACAATGAATTTGACGTTCTCGAGCTCCGTCTCGAATGTCTCGACAGGTACGTTGACCGTTTCATACTTGTCGAGGCCGAGGTGAATCACGTGGGTGGTCCAAAGCCACTGCATTTTAACGAAAATAAAGAGCGCTACGCCAAGTGGCTTCACAAGATTGAGCACGTCATCGTCAAGGCGGACGAGGCTCCCAAGGATGAGAACCCATGGTCACGTGAGAAGTATCAACGTGAGTGTATTCTACGCGGACTTCATGACGTCCCCAATGAATCTATCGTGATGGTCAGTGACGTAGACGAGATTCCAGATCTAACTATGATTCCATTTGAAAAATTGCCGCACCTTATTTGCTCTGTTCATATGTGGATGTTTGAGTACTCAATGGACTATCTGTTCACCGGCGAACCATGGTTCGGCACGGTCATCACAAACTGTGAACTCTTCAAACGGGCGGGACCGAATCAACTTCGGGACAACCGTTGGAAGTTTCCGCATTTTCGGACAGCTGGTTGGCATCTAAGCAGTTTTGGTACCCCAATGCACATTTGGCAAAAAATGAGCACGTATGCCCACGCCAAAGATGCGACACACGTCATCCAGGATCAAGAGACGTACCAAAAGTGGATTGAGGGTGGCGTTCATATTGATGGTCAGACGCAGCTCATACCCCGCCCTCCCGAGGTGCCTCTACCCGCACCTGTCGAAGTTCTTCGTAGACTAAATCTGGGCAAATTCCCATAAAACGCGCCTTGGCCCGAAGAAGACGCGTCACGTCTTCCACGTGTAAAAACCTAAAAAACCTACGTTTGGATGATATGTTTTGGAGAGATCCGGACCGCTTATCAACAAGCCCCTGACACACCGGCCATGTCACATCTCGAAGTTCAGCCAATTCAGCTTCTAAATTGTCTAGGCGTTGAAACACATGCCTCTCAAAATCAGAGAGACTTCCCATTGTATTACAAAGTCTTGAGATGTTTATTTATGGTCTCCACAATTGTAGTTTATACACACAGCCGCAGCGACCGCGAACAAGAGTCCTAGCCACTGAACCCAGTGAGTGAATTTTTCACCAAAAAACAACCAGGCTGTGATTGCTCCACCAATCACAATCATGGCTTCCCACATGATACACGTCCACATCATACTCGCACTGGACAGAGTCTTTATGAGAAAAAACAGAACTGCCGCCCAGGCCAATACACCGAACATCAGGTTGTGGTGCTTACCCTCGTCCGCGAACCACTTCAGGTGGGCGTTCCCCAAAAGTTCAGCGGCCGTCATCGCCAACACATACATGAAGGACATTTCTAATAATTAATTTCGAAATAAAATTCAGATGGATTCCTGGGTACCCTGGTTGGCATCATGGGTTCCAGTAGGTCCCCTGAACCGCAAAGCCCGTGAAGTTATTTTGACAATTTTGTACAAAAATCCATTAGAGTTCCGAGTGGCGATACTGAGTTATCAAATAAGGAAAATGTTCCTTGGACCTTTATATGAAGGCGGCTCTCATAACAGGGGTGACGGGTCAGGACGGTAGTTACCTGGCCGAATTTTTACTCGAAAAGGATTATTCAGTTTATGGGTTGGCCCGGTACTGTTCTGAGAAAAAGCACGAACGCATCGAGCACCTGAAATCTCATCCAGAATTTCGACTCCTCGAGGGTGACCTTACGGACACTGCCAGAATTAATTCCATCATCTGTACACTCGGTTCGACGTACGATTTCATAGAAATCTATAACCTCGGAGCTCAGTCTCACGTCAAGCTCTCTTTCGATCAACCCGAGTACACGGCAAACGTAGACGCTATGGGGACCCTTCGTATCCTCGAGGCTATCCGTCAATTTAATTTTGCTTCAAAATTCAAATTTTATCAGGCGGGAACGAGTGAAATGTTTGGCAAGATTCAAGAGCCGGTCCAGAATGAAAAGACTCCTTTTTACCCACGGAGTCCTTATGGCGTTTCAAAGCTCTTTGGGTATTGGATCACGAAAAACTACCGCGAGTCGTACAATCTGTTCGCCTGTACCGGTATTCTATTCAATCACGAGTCGGAACGCAGGGGTGCGGAGTTTGTAACGCGCAAGATCACCCTCGGGTTGGCCGAATGGAAAAAGTCTGGGAAGGTCATCGAACTCGGGAACATGGATGCTAAACGCGATTGGGGTCATGCACAAGACTACGTCGAGGCCATGTGGCTTATGCTCCAACAACCTGTACCTGAAGATTTCGTGATCGCAACCGGTGAGACGCACAGCATCCGCGAGTTTGTCGTATTAGCATGTGACCAACTGGGAGTCAAGACCCGTTGGACAGGTACGGGTGTAGATGAAACGTGTGTCGACGTAGCAACTGGCCAAGTTATCATAAAGGTGAATCCCGAGTTTTACCGTCCGGCAGAGGTGGATGTGCTTATAGGAGACGCTCGGAAGGCTCAGGACCAACTAGGATGGCGACCTCGCATTTCGTTTCGTGAATTAGTTAAACGTATGGTCGCCAGTGACTGTAAATGAAGTGGCTTTTCATCGGTCCTCGTCTCTTGGCAGGGATAGGCCAAGTGACGAACCGATATGCCCAACTGCTCCGAGCACAGGGCCATGACGCCGAGTATGTAGAGTTTGGTCAGCACCCCAAAAACACCCGGTACGACAAGGGGTTTGCGTTCGTTCTTCCTACCGACGATCATATTAAAATGGTTGACCAGTATGCCACCTTTTGTAATTCAATGATGTACATGACAATATGTGAGACCGAGCCCGTCAACCCCGTGTACGGAAAACTGACCAAGTATGGTACACTCTACGTGGCATCGGAGTTTTGCAAGGAAGTTTTTGAGAAACAATTTCCGGATGTAAATTGGAAGATTCTTCGGCTCTATGCAGAGGGTGTGCCCAAGGTTCCAAAACCTCTTTTGGGTCCATACATCTTCTATACCATCGGCAATATCATGGACCCGCGCAAGAATATCCGGGGCCTCATCGATGCTTATTTGCGTTGTGAGTTTGGCAACGCAGCGCACCTCATTCTCAAGGCGACGTGCCTCCAAGACGTGACATGGCGCATCCCAGGTGTGACCGTCATTAACGGCCTCTTGACGGACGAAGACCTCGAAAAGGTTCATGACCAGTCACATTGTTATATCAATTGCTCACACTCCGAGGGGGTCGGAATGGGGGCAGTTGAGGCGGCCCTACGTGACAAACCCGTAATCATTACGGATTTCGGGGGCCTGAAAGAATACGTCAAGACTCCCTGGGTTGTGCCATGTACCAAGGGTCCAATTGGGTTTAACGATTTTTTGTTTACTCCGGAGCAAAATTGGGGATTTCCTTCTGGTGAGGGACTTCAAAAGTGTCTAAAAGACTGCTTTGAAAAGAAGGTGCTTAGTTGGGACCATTCACATACACGTGAACTTATGAAGACGCTGCAAGGTTGCCCGGAGTTCCAGCAGTGACAATCATGCCCTTGGGCGCCATGGCCTTGATGGCATTTGCGGCGTTCTTAAGAGCCTTGATAATCTGAGCCTTCTGAACGGCGTTGGCGGCCGCATTCAGGTTCTTAGAGACGTTGTTCAGACCCAGAGTTCTAGCCTGGTTCGCCGCCTTCTTGAACTGGTTATTGGCGTTGGCCGCGTTTTTGGCCGCGGCATTCACAAGGCGATTCGCGTTGCCCATGTTGCCCATAGCAGCCTGAGCGTTCGCCGCTCTCATCTGGTTACCAGCCTTGAACGTGTTATTTACAGCCGCAGTAACGTTACGATTCATTTATAAAATGCAAATATTAAAATTTAGGACTCGTTGGACCCGTGGATGCACCTTCTGCTGCTGATTCGACCCAGTAGTGTGAACCGTACACCACGAGCGCAATCACAATGGAACTGGAGAGCAGGAAGCTCTTGGTAGAGTTTAGGTACAGAACAGTATCGTCCAGAACCTTGATGCCCGTGGGTTTCTTTATCAGACGAGGGACGATATAGACGAGTAGAAAGTTGATGACCAAAGCGGCCCACACATAGTTCCAGTTGAACTCCATTACACTAGGTTCACATTTTTTCTGTGACACTATGCTTCTTGCAAAACTCTCCGCACGTCGCCTTGAACCCACAGCGCCGCCCCTCTAGCGTCAGCGCCTTGCAGCGGACCGCGTCGTGTAGCACCGGCTTGGGGCCCTTCACCTTCCCTTTGTTTACTGTGACCGTCTCAGTTGGCTTGGGGGTCTCGGTGGTTACCAAGGTCTTGTGTCGCTTTGCCTCGAGCTCAAGAGCGTGTTCCCGAGACCGCAGAAGCGTATCGGCTAGTTTCTCAGGCATCGGGTGGCCCCTTGCCACCGCATCGTTGTAAAACTTCTGCCAGAGCGGACCTCCTTTATCTTTTGGAGGCTGCGCGAGATTCTTTGCCGCACTACAGACAGGGGTGCGGAGTCGGCCTTCCATGGGTGCGCCGAGAGGGGTGCGCCACTGGCTCTTTGTAGGGCGGAGCTTCTGGAGATCCATGTTTTGGTTTGAATTACTAGGATGTTCCAAGACTCATGACCAGCACAGAACACATTTTTTTGTATGACCATACTAATATTATGAGTAATAACGGTTGTGGTCAACTAGGCGCTATTCAGAGTCGTGGAACGTGTTGGTTCTATTCGATTCTCAACGGGTTTATCCTATCCGAAGAGGGTCAGAAAATCCTGTACAACAAGTTGAAAGATTTTTACGATAAACTCGGCCCGGCAGAAAAGGCCTATTTTGATGATGAATTCAATGCGCCTTGTCCCATGAAGAACATTCTCAAAACAAAGAGAATTTACTTTTGGAAATTTGTCGACCAATACCTGTGCTTTATGAGCGGACCCCGGGCAGCGTCACTTAAAGGAGGCAAATCAGCGGCGCTTTTGGGTGGTCTGAGCCTAAAGGGTACTATCGCCAAAAGGAGTCAGGGAGGTAAGGGCGCATTTCCACAAGTCGAGATTGGAAAGATTCTGGACCACCTGGGTTTTGCCAAAGATTACTATTTTAAGTCATCCGAGACCTCCCCGAAGTTTCACGCGCTCCGCAAACCTCAGTTCGTCGTGGTCCGACGCAACGATTCACCAGCTTATATGAATGAAATTCCCAAAGGGCTTCTAGACGATCCCAATTATGAACTCATGTGTGCGTCACTCGTTATCGCCAACACCAAGGCGGATGCCCGTAAACGGCACAGATGGCATGCCATTTCCGGGTTCGTATGCGGTGGCCGGGGTTACATTTACGATTCTAATCAGCGCAAGATTTTCAAGTGCAACTGGTGGAACATCGCCGATTTCAAAAAGGTGGTGAATACAGAGGTCGCTCTATACTATCCATATTTCAAACGTGGAAAGGTTAATGTACACGTGTATGCATTCGCCATTTTTGCTCGAAAGGAGTTCACCAAAGACATCGGGGTCTCTTGCCTCCTAAAGTCCAAGACCAAGACTCCACACGTGTTCGGTATCAACTTCACCGACCCTAATCTTGGTAAACAGTTAAACAGCGCCACGTATAATTACCTCAAACCAGCCGAACGCGCAGCCCTCAAGCGCAAGTGGGCTCGTACAGAGCACAGACGACCCTTGTATCTTAATCAGGCTGCCTATAATTCAATTATAAATTCAGCCAAAAACGTCGCTACAGGAAATAAGACTCTAAGAACCCTTATAAATTCTGGATACAAAATAAAAGACCCAAAGAATTACAATGAATTTCTGCAAAAATTAAGAGCCAAGTTTCAACCAGCGCCCGTAAAGACCTATACGTTCACCCAAGTCAAGGCGCAGTTGGACCCGTTCACGAAAAGCACATTAGCCATGCGTAAGCAGAAATATTCTCTTGTGTGGAGAGGTGTCCCCATGGCCCAGCGTAAAGTCCTCATGCACTGGCGCAACAAGGGTGAGTGGCTTACCAACAATGCGTTTGAAAACAAGGCAAAGCCGCCCATCAAACGCAAACCTAAGATGCCGAGTCCAGTGAAAAACACATCAGTCCTGAACGCCGCCAAGCGCGTCGTGAACGGACTCAAGACGGCCAAGGCCCGTAAGGAATACAAGCGGACCCGTGCAATAAACATGAGTCAGAATAACTGGACCGCCCTGGGACGATACATCGAGGAGAAGAATCGTGAGGCTCAGAAGGCCCGTGCGGCCAAGAAATCTGTTGCTAAGAAGTAAGATGTCCCCGCCGCGCCGCTCAAAAAGCGGTCTGAATTTCCGACCATGGATTAATGCCGAGGCGCGTCGGGCCGTTGCTAATTATGCAAAGCGCACGAGCCCGTCGTCCGGAAATCTCAAATCACCCAAGACCATAAAGTCCCTCGTGCGTCTCCGGAGCCGGGCCCACCGGACCGTAGGAGCGGCCCGACAGTACAACGCCCTGACCTTTCAGCGCAACAAGGCCCGGGTTCTGAAGATGATGAAGGCCGTTGCGAACTATGAGGCGCGTCGGCGCCACAAGCTCGTGCGGCAGCCAAGCGGGTCGTTTTCCCTCGCTAGACGCAATTAAAAATTTTAGACAATAATTAATAAAATATGCAAATCTTCGTAAAGACCCTTACCGGTAAGACTATTACCCTAGAAGTTGAAGCGAACGATTCTATTGCAAATATCAAGTCAAAAATCTCCGACAAAGAAGGCATCCCACCGGACCAACAGCGTCTCATTTTCGCGGGAAAGCAGCTGGAGGATGATAGGACCCTAAATGATTACGGAGTTCAGAAGGAGTCAACCCTTCACCTTGTTTTGAGACTCAGGGGAGGTGTTTAAATTTCTCGAACCTTAAAAAATAATGTTGCATCTTATTAAATGGTATACGAAGGGAGAATATACAGGATAGATAACCTTGAGAACTCCAATTTTTATATAGGTCAAACACGCATGACGTTATCCAAAAGGTTCACGGACCATAAATCAGAAGCCAGGCGAGGCGAGGTCCAGGTCACTTTATATAATGCCATGCGTAAATATGGTATTGATATGTTTACTATAGAAGACGTGGAGGTTCTTCACTCCCAAACCAAGGAAGAATTATCTCAACTTCTCAACGAAAGAGAGATATATTATATTTCTACATTAAACCCACCTTATAATGAAGCACCAGGTGGTCTAGGACATACAGGGGTTAAATGGACAGATGAAAGACGGGAAAATTTCAGAAGATTGATGAGCGGTGAAAACAATCCAAATTATGGTAAACCCCTATCTGAAGAAATCAAATTAAAATTGAGCGCATCTCTGAAAGGTCGTGTAATATCAGAAGAAACACGCAAGAAGACAAGCGATACTATGAAAGGTGTGCCTAAAAGTGAAGAGACGCGAAAGAGGATGTCAGATGCTCAGAAAGGACACGCATCTCCGAAGGGAAAAGATTCTAAAAAGGCCGTACCTATAATTCAATATGACAAAGAAGGTAATTTTATAAAGAGGTTTGGATCTATAGCAGATGCTTCTAACGAACTGAACTGTCAGCGTTCCGGAATATGTTTTTGTCTAAAAGGTAGACTAAAAACTTCTGCTGGATTTATATGGAAATACGAAAAAGTCTAAGTTAATATTATAAATGGCCGATGCATTGACATCAGGATTCAAAACTTATGGTGAAATTAGAACAAGAATCGGTGTTATTGTTTCTCTTGTGGTGGCGTTATGTTTTTGTATATTTGGATGGATGATGGTTCTATCAAAAGATAAGCATACCACCAAGACTTCTGGAATTCTTTCTGACGTGAACTGCTCAGCAAACACATGTACCGCAACGGCTTTATATGGAACCTCTGATGCGCCATCACCTTCCCCTGCTCCGTATCAGTTTACATCGTCATGGGGACCTGGTAAGACTGATGGCCAAACAGTTGATGTGTACTATGACCCTGCTAACCCAAGTGATGCGAGTACTGGTCCAGTTCCGAAATGGTTAGGATGGTCCTTTATTGGCATTGCTACTTTGTTAGTTCTGTGCTCAATTTTGTTTATGAAATTCTTTTCAGGTTTATCCAATCAAGGAAAGGCGGTTGTGGGTGGTTTAGAGGCGGCTTCTGACATTTCGTCATTTTTCCGTAAAAATTAATATCATAGTATAATACTAAATGGCTTTCCGTATTCAGGACCCAACGTCTGGTCTGTTTTGGAAAGTTTCCGGTGAACGCATCGTGCTCTCAGAAACGGCCGATGAGTTCACTGAGAGCTCAGACGGTCTCGTCAACGTGCACCAAGCTGGTAACTACCTGTACTTTCTGCCGAGACCATCTGCATGGAAATTCACCGCCGAAGGGTACCTGACCTTTGACGGCCACCACTTTGTCAACGCAAGTGTTGATCAGATGTGCCCCGTGCTCTCAGCAACTCCTTACGCGTGGGTGAAGGTGGGCGGTGTCGTCCCAGAGCCCGTAGCCGTCCCAGAGCCCGTAGCCGTCCCAGAGCCCGTAGCCGTCCCAGAGCCCGTAGCCGTCCCAGAGCCCGAGTCGGAGGAGGATGTTCCTGTTGCGCGGTCCGCCGCCCTTATTGAGGAGGCTCTGAACGCCAAAGTAGCGGCTGCAGATGCTGACGAAGAAGAGGAGGCTTAAGAAACTAACTTTATTTATTTAAAATGACCGACCTGGTCAAACACGTCATCAAATCTTTCAACCGTGCAAACACTTTTCAGACACAACTTCCACGCAAAGTGTTCATGATGGAAGGAATGTCAGGTGTTAAAACGAGAATCCTTTATAATGAACTATGTTCACTTGCGTTTCAGGGCCGTCCAACGGAATATCTTGAAGTGGGATCGTGGAAAGGTTCGACACTTTGCGCTGCACTTCAGTTCAATTATCATTGTCACGGCACGGCCATTGAAAATTGGGCATTGTTCGGTGGTCCCAAGGAGGAGTTCGACTCTAACCTAAACCTTTTTAACCTGCAGAATCGAGTTAAGGTATTCGAAGAGGACGCTTTATCTTTTGACATTTCTAAAATTTCAAACAAAGTTGACGTTTACCTATATGACGGCGATCATGAGGAGATCAATCATTACAACGGCATCAAACATTTTTGGCCCGTTTTAGCTGATCAGGCCATCGTGATTGTTGACGACTGGAATTGGTCTGCAGTGCGAAAAGGTACAATTGATGCGTTAAATGATGTAGGTGCGAACATTATTGAAAAATTCGAAATTATGTACACATTTGATGATAGTCACACCCCCATGGAAAGTGCTCAGCGTGAATTTTGGAACGGAATTGCAGTCTTTGTTGTATCAAAAATTTCTAAGTAAAAACTAGATATGAACGTTCCACCCTCCAAGTGGGGACCTCACTTTTGGATGACGCTTCACGTGGCCTGTTTAGGATGTCAGGACTACAAGGCCCTTTCCAAGTTTGTAGAGGGTTACGTAGCCATTATTCCATGCCTCGCATGTCGTCTGCACTTTGAACAGGTTCTGATAGAGAACCCAGTTCCAGAGGCTGGTGACTTTTTTATATGGTCAGTAGACGTCCACAACATAGTGAATAAGCGTCTAGGTAAACCAGAGGTTTCGTATGAGGATGCATTGGCGAATATAGTTGCCCCGGTTCAAGTTCCTGCTCCTAAATTTGACTATAAATTTGCCCTAATTTTATTACTCGTCACAGTCATTATCTTCCTCATTTTTAATCGTAAATAAATATAGAACGTCATGGCCGGTGGTATATTTCCAGGACGTCCATTTTCGTTCAACTTAAAATGCGTCGTGTTTACAGTGCTTCTTGCAGCGGGTTATTGGTTTGCCCCACACAAGAATCTCTGGGTCCTTGCTTTCCTGCTTTGGTTCCCTTATATCGTCCTTGCGTGGTACGACTATGCTTACGCATGCCGTGATAAGCTCGACCCGACCATCGTGCCTTTCGGTCGCATGTTCTGGTTACCGTTCAAGCCCCAAGGCTACAAGGATGAGTTTCACAAGATGGCTGACGAACAAATTCAACTCATGAATAGAGTTGATCACCTAGTTGGGTGGACGATCGTGGCTGGTGCGGTAGCATGGTACCTCTTTACGACTCGGAAAAATTAGGTATTGAGCTGCCCACGAGACCTAAAGGAGACAATACCTAGTAAGTTAACACGATGAGCTATGAAAGGCTCACACATGTTGAGCACATCCTCAAACGCCCCGATACATACGTCGGGTCCCTCCCTCCCGAATCCGGACAGTACTGGATTCGCGACGGGGAACGCTTCAAGCTTTCTGAACTTTCTGTTTCACCTGGACTGGTAAAGATTTTTGACGAGGTCCTGGTCAACGCTATCGACCAATATTCCCTTCACCCCAAAAAGGTGTCTGAAATCAAGGTGGGCGTGGCGGGTGACGGAACAATTTCAGTTGAAAATTTGGGAGTATGTGTTCCTATCAAGAAACACGCTTCGGAAAAGGGTCCAGACGGAAAGCCTATATGGATCCCCGAGCTTATCTTTGGTCACCTTTTGACAAGCTCCAACTATAACGACGAAGAGCAGCGCGTCACTGGTGGTCGCAACGGCTACGGCGCCAAGTTGGCCAACGTGTTTTCTTCAAAGTTCTGGGCCGTTATCAGCGATGGTAAGAAGATCTATCGTCAGATTTGGCACGACAACATGAGCCGATGCGACGCACCAATCATAGAGGCGAAGATCGCGCCAGTGGGCGTCCTGATTGGATTCACACCAGACTGGCCACGATTTGGTGGCGTCAAGGATTTTCGGGTCGTTGCTGAAAAGCGGACGTGGGACGCAGCCATGTGGTGCGCCAAGTGCAAGGTTAGTTTCAACGGACAGAAGCTTGACGTGCCAAGTCTTGCGGATTACGCTCAGATGCATCTCGGTGAAGTGCCGACCACCAAGATGCACACCGAAAACTTTGATATTGTCGTGGCCCACTCCACGTCTGGAGCTTTCCAACAGTGCTCATGGGTCAACGGCATCGCCACCACCAAGGGCGGGACTCACGTAGACAAAGTCATCAAGGCTCTGTGCGATGCCATCGCGGCCGACAAGCGCGTGACTGTAAAACAGGCCCAGATCAAGGCGGCGCTTTTCGTGTTTGTTCGGGCAGTGGTTGTCAATCCAACCTTCTCGAGTCAAACCAAGGCTGAATGTACTTCAAAGATTCAGGATGCCATTGATTTGAAACCAAAATTCGTCAAGGACGTCTTGGCTACGGGTGTTCTGGACGATCTGGTCGCTCTCGGCCTCGCCAAAGTTGAAAAGGAGCTCAAGAAGACAGATGGGGCCAAAAAGTCGCGCATTACGGGCGTTCCGAAGCTCGACGATGCTAACTGGGCCGGTACTCACCGCTCTCATGAGTGTACGCTTATCGTGACGGAGGGAGACTCGGCGAAAGCCTTGGCCATTGCCGGGCTGAGTGTTGTAGGCCGCAATGCTTACGGCGTTTTCCCACTCCGGGGTAAACCTCGTAATGTGCGGGACGCTACGGTAAAGCAGGTAACTGAAAACGAGGAATTCAGTAACTTGAAGAAGATCCTCGGGCTTCAGCATGGCAAAGTCTATAATTCTGTAAGAGAATTGCGGTACGGTCGTTTGATGATCATGACGGACGCAGACCTTGACGGGTCCCATATCAAGGGGCTGGTTCTCAACATGTTCCACGTGTACTGGCCCAAACTCATCGAGCTCGGGTTCGTGGTCAGCATGGTCACGCCCGTCATCAAGGCGGGGAAAGTGTGGTACTTTACGGAAGAGGAGTTTCGACAGTCTCTGCAAGAGACTTCGGCCGCAGGCGCGCCAGTTTCCTCTGGAAACGTGAAATACTACAAGGGTCTGGGCACTTCCACGAGCGCTGAAGCCAAAGAATATTTCCAGAAAATTCAGCAGCTTACGGTCGCCTTCAATTCTGATCCAAACATGAACGAGTCCATGTGCCTCGCGTTTTCCAAAGCCCAAACCGATGACCGCAAGAACTGGCTCACTAAACACATGGCCAACCCGCCACCGGGAATCCCTTACGGTCATGTCAAGGCCCTGCCCATCACGGAGTTTGTCCATCGCGACCTCGCCAACTTTAGCGCCGAGGACATCAAGCGCTCGATCCCACACGTCGGGGATGGTTTGAAACCATCTCAGCGCAAGGTGATCTACGCATGTCTGAAGAAGAATCTGACGTCAGACATGAAGGTGGCTCAACTGGCGGGATACATCGCAGAGCAAACGGCGTATCATCACGGTGAGGCGAGTCTTCAGGGTACCATCGTAAATTTGGCCCAAAATTTCGTGGGTGCGAACAATCTCAATCTTCTCGAGCCCTCTGGACAGTTTGGAACCCGTTTGGCAGGTGGCAAGGATGCGGCCAGTTCCCGTTACATTTTCACGCGTCTGAGTCCTCTGACGAAACGCATCTTCGACCCGGCGGATGGAGCCGTCCTCAAGTATCTGACGGACGATGGTCAGCAAGTGGAGCCAGAGTTTTACGCGCCCGTCGTGCCTATGATTCTCGTAAACGGAGCAGAAGGCATCGGTACCGGCTTCAGCTGTTATGTACCTCCTTATGATTTGGAGGTTATCAAACACAACATCCAGTGCGCCCTTGACCAGGTGGCGATGGCACCGATGGTCCCTCACTTCAAGGGCTTCAAGGGTAAGGTGACCAAGACAAAAGATCACACGTGGGTCCTCGAGGGCATCGCGGCGCAGGAGGGCAGTCAGATTCACGTGACAGAGTTGCCTCCGGGCAAGTGGATTCAGGATTTCAAAGAGCACCTGGACGACCTTCTTGAAAAGGGTACCATCCAGAAGTTTGAGAACCACTCCACTGAAACGACCCCCGACTTTCGCATCTGGGGTGGCTCCATCAGTGACCTGGGTCTGACCAAGACGATTCACACGAGCAACATGTACCTGATTGGCCCCAACGGTGCGGTCAAAAAGTACAATAGTCCCGAGGAGATTCTCGTGGACTACCTGGAGATCCGGTTGGCCATCTACAAGAAACGCAAGGCTTGGCAACTCAAACAATTGGATTCTGAAATTCAGTGGCTTTCAGAGAAGGCTCGTTTCATCCGAGACGTCGCAGTCACCCCACGCATCCACGTGTTCAATGTGCCCTTGACACAGATTCACGACCAACTACGACGGGAAAAGTACGCAGAGGCCCTGTGGCCAAAGCTCTTGGACATCAAGACGTACCAGTACACGAAGGAGGAGGTGACGAAACTCGAGGCGCTCTGTACCGCCAAGCGTCAAGAACACGCAAACCTGAAGGCGACGAGTGTGGTACAGATGTGGAAAAATAACCTCCGTGAAATCTAGAGATGGCCAAAGAGGCCTTTGACAGAGTTCTTGACCTCGAGCGCAAGGCTCAAGCACCTGTTCTAGATTTCTTTAAGAAGGGGTTTGAAAAGGTACTTGACTTTGAACGCAGTGTTCAAAAAGACGTTGTGAACCTTTTCAATAAACAAGTCCCTCAACTTGTACCCATCGCTCCAGCTCCAGCACCTTCTCCAGCTCCAGAAGAACAAATAGTCCTAACGCCAATTGAAGTAAACGGGTTCTATTTACTATCTGGGAACAACTATGTCACGTTCTACGCGACTACATTGAACCAAAATAGGCAGTATATATCTGACGGCTGGACCGCAACTGGAATAACAGGTCTTGGGGGTCGACTTATGGTCGTGAGTGAAGGAGCCGACTTTAACTTGGGCGCTGGAGGAAGATCAGCTCCAATTTCAGACAAAAATTCAGAGTCTTATATTTGGTCTTTTAGAATTCAATCCGATACCGAACAGTCGGTCGCACCTTATCAGGCTGTTACTGGTGCGGTTCTTTATCCACCTGGTCAAACCGAATACGCGTCTATGAAACGCAAGTCGAAGATTACGGGAACTTACATAGTCACACAGAACGTTCTTCAGTTTAATTTTACAGAGGCGGCCCCGAGTGGGTTTGCACCCGGGTGGACCGTTGAGAATCTCAAGGGTTACGAAAAAGTCAAGTTTAGAGTCGTTTCTTATACAGACGAGTCTCGTTACGTGACCAGACCGCGGGTTTTTTCACAGGGTGGCGGCGACAAAGTTTTTCAAATCATTAGTTTCGCCATCTTGGCTCCGCTTGATCCAAGTATAATACCAGAAAACGTCCTTGTCCCAGTCAATAGTGAAGGTATCGCAAAAGAGCCTGGATTCATGAGCACCTTCGTCCCTGCTAAATTTACAAATTTTGAGACGGAAAAGGCGACTCAAAAATTCAACATCGAAGTTAGTGAAAGTATCAGAGGAGGAGTTTCAGAATTTCACCTCAGGGACCTGAATACCGGATTCAAATGTGAAGACCCTGAAAGAGGGCCGTTTGAGGACGTGAAAGGTCGTGGATTCAGTGCAGGTTCAGTTTTGGCCCTCAATGCAATAGGACCCCAAGAAGACCATCTGCTTTTGGAAGACTTTACCAAGTCTCAGTGGAACCCCGAATTCAAACGGTACACAAACTCGGTGATGTATCAACGCGTCATTCCGTTCCCTCCACCTAATCCTTCTTACCAGGGTCAGACTATTCAACTCGAGCTCTTACCTACTGAGCTCGGGCACCTCTTGTCAAACATGTACCTGAAAGTGACAATGCCGGCCCTTCCAACGGGTTATCAATATTCTGCACAAATAGGACGCGCCCTGATAAAGCAAGTGGATCTCCTCGTGAACGAGACGGTCATTGAGACCCTTTATGACGACTGGTACATTATTCGAGACCAACTGTTCCTAGACGCCGATGAACAGTTGGGTATGTTTCAAGCTGTCGGTGGTTCCAATGTCAATTCACAGGTGGCGACGGATTATATCATCCCTCTCGAGTTTTTCTTCTGTCGGCGCAAGTCTCATAACGATCAAGACGACGAACGCCTACGTCGCCCTTACTTCCCCCTTTGTGCCATGTGGAACCAGCGCTTGTACGTGCGATTCACTTTCCAACCAAACACCTGGTGGTGTAACGTCGCCGCACCTCACACCACTGACCTGGTCCTGCCCAAGCTCGTAACGGAGGAAATTTTGCTCGACAATGCGGAAAAGCTTTACTATACCAACACACCTCTCAAGTACATTGTGAACCGCGTCAAGAAAGAGTCGACCCTGACTTTTTCAGCCGGTAATCCACAACTCCAGCTTACAGCCTCTTTCCCCGTTCAGACCCTCGCATGGTTTTTTAGAAACAAAAACTACGAGGACGTCACGTCAGGTCTTTATTCGGATTCACGTTACAACTACGGATACACGACCCAGTATATCCAGACGGGCGTCCAGTTGAACTTCCCGTCGGGTGTGTCAAATTATGTGGACGTCATCGACACTGCTAAGATTACACTCAACAACGTGGACATTTTGAGCACGTTCCAGGGGTCGCTCTATTATACATTCAAGCAACCTTTGGAACAGCTCATAAAA